CGGTTTAACTGTTACCCTATTTTTGTATTAAGTAATAGGGCAAACTTCCCGTATTAACGGGGCTATAGCTGTTCAGCTTTCGGGCTGGGCAGCTTCTTTTTTTTGCGAAAATTTATGAAAATCTTTCTGGTGCTACATTCCCGTAACATCGGGTTTCCCTTTGTTGAAAATATGGGTTGATCTTATGTAGCATAAAATACGCATTCTATTGTTACGTTATTGTTACGTTGCATATAAAAAACGGCGTAGATACGTATAGCGCACTTGACTGGGGGTCAAGGGGCCGCAGGTTCAAGTCCTGTCACTCGGACCATTAAAAACCGCGTAGTTTAGCCGTTTTAGCTATTCTACGCGGTGTTTTTATTGTGTGAAAAATTGTGTTAAATTATCAAAAATTTTGTTTTATTGTAACGCTATTGTAACGTTTATTTTAGTAAGCCGATTGCATTTTTTAAGGTGTTGATACTTTGGTGTATATATGTGTTTGCGGTAGTATCATAGTCGGTATGACCAAGTATTTTTTGAATATCTTCTGGGCGTGCACCTGCTGCTGATAGCATTGTCGCACATGTGTGCCTTGTACAGTGTGGAGAGAGTGGGCGGACTCCGATTTTTTCTAAAGCAGGATAGTAGCATTTTTCACGGAAGAGCCGTGCAGTATATGGAGTGCCATCTTCTTTACAAAAAATAGTTTTTCCTTTTTTTGATAGCCATTTTTCAACAATAGGAAGAATCTTAGCGTGAACCGGAACATTTCTGTTTTTACCAGCTGTCGTTTTACTTCCACCAGTCAGAATATTATTTTTAGAGTCATAAGAAAAAGGCGTTAAATTTAAAAATTCATTTATACGAAATCCTGTATAGCACATGCATAAAATTACATCCGCAAAAGGGACTATGTCGACCGATTTTTCAATTTTTGCAAGTTCAATATCTGTAAAGCTGTCTTTGCTTTTTGTTTCAGCTTTAGGAAGGTTGATAAACTCTGCGTAATTTTTACTTACAATATCGTTTTCAAGTGCATACTTATAAAGCTGTACCAAAAGTAGCTTTATCTTTGATAGTGAGGATTGCGACATGCTAGCATTATCGTCAATAATTTTTTGCATTTGGCTTGTGCGAATATCTCGAAAGCGTATCCTATAGAGTTCAGATAACTTTTTATATGCAGCGTTGTAGTTATCTATCGTTTGCTTTGAAATGTTCCTATAAGCGATTTCAGACCACTCTGTGAATACCTCAGAAAAAATAATGTTGAATTTTTCTGTTGGGTTCTGCTGATATTGAAATAAGGCTTCTTTTGCTTCTCTTGACGTCTTAAAGTGTCCTATCACTATTCGCTTTGGTTTTCCTTCGTCTGTATATATAGCGGGGGCTATAGCCACCCACGGACGCGATTTACTGTCTTTACGCTTGCAAACCGTTCCAGTTCCATTGCCTCTCTGTTTGCTCATTTTTAATTGTACCTCCTAAAAAAGGGCGCAAAAAAGCAGCCCCTTGATTTTTACGGGCTGCAATGGTACAATATTTTTGGTTGAATACCGTACTATGTAGCCCTAGGGTTATATAGTCAACGTCCTTATCCTGTTGGCGCAGGGTAGGGGCGTTTTTTTTATTTTGCTTTCTTATCATTTAAAGGTGTCGAAATCGACCACTTTAAAAATTTAGTCTGGTTTAATCCGTTTAATATCGTAATAGTGAGCGTTTTTTTATTGTATAGTATGCTTGCTATTTCTAATTAACAAATTTGTGGATAAAGCCAGTGGCAATACCTTCGATAACTAATTTATTTATTTCTTCTTTAATGTACACTAACGGCTCATAATTTGCATTAGCAGGCTGTAAAATAACTTTATCTTGATATTTGAATACTTTCTTTAATGTTGCTTCTCCGTCTATTCTAACAGCCGCTATTTGTCCGTTATAGTCAATGTCTGGTTGCTTTATCAAGTAAACTACATCACCAGAGCGTATACCAGCTTCAATCATGCTATCCCCATCACAAGTTAAGAGAAAATCGCATTTAACATCTTTAGGAACGTTTACATAGTCCTCAATATTCTGTTCTGCTAAAATAGGCGTGCCACATGCAATTTTTCCTACTAATGGCTTTAAAACCATTTCTGGAGGTGGAGAAAAGCCTTCTGGAATTTCAGACTTTTGTTCCACCTCTTCTGTCCAACCCATTAAGTATGCAGGGGTAGTGTGTAACGCTTTTGCTAATTTTGCAATTTTATCACGGCGCATATTGGCTATTACTCCACTTTCCCAGCGCTGTACAGTAGGCTTACTAACTCCAACTTCTTTAGCCACATCATCCATAGTTAATCCTAAAGATAATCTACGAGTTTTTATCTTATCGCATAATTCCATATTAGTAATCCTCCCTTGTGTATATAATAACATAATTGTTGCGTTTTTGCAATAATTATTTATTTTATTTTAAAAAAGTTGCATTAACGTATTGACAATGATAATTGAGTGTGATAATATTTGGTTACGGAAACGCAACAGGAGGTGATTGGATGTTTAATGAAATTGAGTTCCGTAGTTTAGCAATTAAAAAAGGTATTAAAATACCTCAAATCGCTAAAGCTATAGGTGTTAGTACACCAACTTTATATCGCAAGATGTCTGGAGAAAGTGATTTTTATAGGGCTGAGATTCAAGCAATTTGCGATTTATTTGAAGAAAAAGACTTGAATTATATTTTTTTTAGCTGAAAGTTGCTTAAAAGCAACAGAAGGAGTAACTATGACAAATTTAATAAAAGTCACATATGAAAATGTCAATCAAAAGTGAAAAATAATCACCAAAAACAAATAAGGAGAAAAGAGGATGGAGGATAAAAATAAGAATCTATGGGAGCTTGTGGGAAATATGTGTTTAGAAAAAGCATTAACGATATTGAAAAAAGAAAACCACCTCGATGTTGAAACAACAAAGGTGGTACGAAATTTAGTTGAAGTTGCAATTTTAATAGATTCGCTTAATCTACAGTGGCAGGCTCAAAACCAATCCGGCGTGGGGGGTTCTCAGGGTCTTGCTTCGTTACTGAAAGCAACAAAAAACTAAGTTGAGATATATGTTGTATAAGTGTAGCTTTTTGATTATCAACATATCCGTAAAAAACAATTGTACTAGGGTTCGTGTAACCGATATCAGTTACAGCCATTGTGATGTTTTTTCCAAAAGAAGCAAGTTGGACAGCTATTTCATGCTCATTATCCAATTCACTTTCAAATTCTTGGATGTAATCTCTAATAACTTCATAAGTATAGTCTGCTAACTTAGGATTTCGAATTGGATTGAGCAAAGACTCATAATTGTTCACAATAATCACCTCCCTCCCAATAAATTTTACCACTATATGGGAGAGAGGGCAACTTGACAAAATGTCTACCTATTACCAGTGGCAAAGAAAAACTCATATACGAACATTCTTTTTCATGATTTTTCTCATTGGTAACAACTTTCCGAATACAAATATTTCTCCTATTGGCGTGAATTTTCATTTTTCAATCAAAGTTCTTTGCCACTGCTAATGGGTAGATGCTAACTGTCAAGTAAAGGTGAAGGATAATCACGAAAGGATGTGAAAATATGCAAACTTTAAAAGATGTAGAAACCTATACAGAGGAGTTTTTAACACCTAAAGATGTGGCGAAAGTGCTGGGGTGTGATGCACAGACAATTCGAGTACAAGCTAACCGTTGCCCCGAAAGGTTGGGCTTTCCTGTATCTATCATCGGTACACGTGTGAAGATACCGAAAGAAGCGTTTTTGAGATTTATGAGAGGAGACTTAAAGCCAAATGAACAAAATATTTGACAGGATATTCATTGTATTGACTTTTGCTTTAACTCTGGCTGCTTTAGGTGTAGTTGGAAGTTTTGAGCTGGGCAACATCGACTTTGCGGGCTTCCTTGTGGGACAAGCTGTATGTATAGCCGGTATTGCAGCATTAGCAATATTAAATCATTTTTTAAGTAAAAAGAAAAAGTTCCGTAAGAGTTGCAGCTCAAACGGAACAAAGAAAAAAATTAACCGCTTTCAGTATACCAAATAAAGGGAGGGCGTGTCAATGTACATAAAATACTCATGTAAAGACGAGGGTATGTGTGACACACACTGTCCCAATAAAGATTGTATCTACCATAAAACAAATGTAAAAGGAGAACTTACAAATGATACCAACAACAATAACGCTAACACTGGACGACAAATCAATTGAAGCGATAAACCGGTTGATTTCAGCTTTAGAAAAAGTAAATCCTAAATCAGTTGCACCGATGCAACCTATCGCTCAGGCAACTCCCGCAGTGGCGGCACCAAGTACACCTTTAGTTGCGGAATCTACTCAGCCTGTAGTTTCTACTGCTGCTCCTGTACCGACTGCGCAAGCACCTGTGCAACAACCTGTTGCACAAACTCCTGTAGCGCATTCTGTTGTAGAGGTTCAGCAGTCGGCAGCCATTCCTACCAGCCATGTAGCACAATCATACACTGTCGAGCAGCTGCAAATGGCAATGGCTCCGTTGGTTGACGCAGGCAAAATGGAAGAAATCAGGGGACTGCTTAACCGTTTCGGCGTGCCAAGTATTATGGACCTGCAACCAGACCAGTATGGTGCTTTAGCTACTGCTCTTAGAGGTATGGGGGCACAGATATGAGTAAGACGACAGTAAGTACTCCCAAAGCACATGCTTTGCTTGGGGCGAGTTCTGCTGCAAGATGGCTTGCGTGCTCACCGTCTGCTCGTATGTGTGAGGATATACCGGAAACGGAAAGTCCGTATGCCGCAGAGGGAACACTCGCGCATGAAATTTGTGAATTGAAGCTGACAAAGGCGTATACATTGGCTCTTGGTCCAAAAGCTTTTACGACTCGGCTTAATAAACTGAAAAAGCATGAGCTGTATCAAGATGAGATGTTGAAGTGTGCAGATGTCTATTTGGACTATATTGATTCTATTATGCTGAGTTATCCGTCAACACCTCACATTGCAATTGAGCGCAGGGTTGACTACAGTACATATGTTCCAGAAGGATTTGGCACAGCCGACTGCATCATCGTATACGGAGATACTTTGCATGTTGTTGACTATAAGCACGGCAAAGGTGTTCCGGTTTCTGCGGACCATAACCCCCAGATGATGCTATATGCGTTAGGAGCTTTAAATGCATATCAGATGTTATACAACATTCACACTATCAAAATGTCGATAGTACAGCCTCGTCTTGATTCTATATCTGAGTGGGAAATTGATTCAGAGGAACTGATCAAGTGGGGCAATGAGTTTGTAAAGCCCCGCGCAGAAAAAGCCTTTAAAGGTGAAGGCGATTGTGTGCCCGGTGAACACTGTAGATTCTGTAGAGCAAAGGCGGTTTGCAGGGCCCGCGCAGTTGCTAATCTGGATTTAGCAAAGTACGCTTTTGCCGAGCCTGCCACGCTGTCCAATACAGAAATTGGAGAGATACTACAGCAGGCGCAAGACCTTGAAAAGTGGGCAAAAGACGTAAAGGAGTATGCACTCGATGAGGTGCTAAAAGGAAATGATGTTCCTGGATGGAAAGCGGTAGAGGGGCGTTCAACAAAGTCGTTTGTAGACACAGACAAGGCCTTTGCCACTTTAACCGAAAATGGTATTGATGAAAGTCTACTTTATGAGCGTACACCACTGACACTATCTAAAATTGAAACTATGCTGGGTAAAAGTAAGTTCGCCGAGCTTTTGACAGACCAAGTGGTTAAGAGCCCCGGCAAACCTACGATTGTCCCAGAATCGGATAAGAGACAGCCTTTTAATATGACAAGCGCACAACACGTATTTTCAAATAAATAATATAAAAGTGAAAGAGGTATTTTAATTATGGCACAAGTAGTAACAGGCAAAGTGAGATTTAGCTATTTAAACGCGTTTGAGCCACGCTCAAACAACGGAGGAGAACCAAAGTATTCTGTAACTTTACTCATCCCCAAAACCGATGTAGCCACAAAGCAAGCAATCGACAACGCGATTAGCCAAGCTTTACAAGATGGAATGATTTCTGTGTTTGCGGGTCAGATGCCTGCAAGACCTGCTATCCCGCTGTATGACGGTGATGGTGTGAGACCAAGCGGTGAGGAGTTTGGAGAAGAAGCTAAAGGTCACTGGGTGATTACAGCATCTAGCAAGCAACAACCCGGTATGGTAGACGCTTCTTTACAACCGATTATTAATCCAAACACACTATATAGTGGTTGCTATGGCCGTGCAGATATTAACTTTTTTGCATATAACGCAGCAGGTAAAAAAGGTGTAGGCTGTGGGCTTAATAACTTACAAAAGCTAGAGGACGGAGAGCCTCTATCCGGACGCAAAAGTGCGCAAGAGGTTTTCGGTGCGGCTCCCTTTGCACAGCAACCGGCTCAAGCTCCTCAGTATACTCAGCCGAATCCCGCTACACTGCAACCGACGCAGTATGGGTATTCTGACATAGACCCACTTACAGGCCAACCAATCGTAATCGACCCTATTACCGGACAGCGTGTGATGTAGTATGAAATACTTATCTATCGATATAGAGACGTACTCATCGGTGGATATTAGCAAAGCAGGACTGTACAAGTACGTGCAGTCCTTTGATTTTGCCATATTACTCTTTGCATACTCCGTTGACGGAGATCCTGTGCAAATCGTGGATTTGGCACAAGGCGAAGAGATTCCACCTGATATCATAGCGGCTTTAGGAGATATCAACGTTACCAAGTACGCATATAATGCTGCTTTTGAGCAGTATTGCTTATCAAAGTATTACACAACCCCAATCTATCAGTGGCGTTGTACCATGGTGCAAGGATTGTACTGTGGATATCCTGCGGGGCTTTCCGCAGTTGGTGAAGCTTTGGGGCTAAGTGAAGATAAGCGAAAACTTGCTACTGGCAAAGCACTTATACGATACTTTTGTGTGCCGTGCAAACCTACAAAAACAAATGGTGGTCGGACACGTAATCTTCCGCATCACGAGCCTGAAAAGTGGGAGCTTTTTAAGGAGTACTGTAAGCAGGACGTTGTGACCGAAATGGCAGTAAAAAACCATCTACATCATGAGCTTCCTATATCAGAGCAAATGCTTTGGGTAATCGACCAGCATATTAACTCTGGTGGCGTGAGAGTAGATGTAGATCTAATACAAGGTGCTTTGTCCATAGATGAAGAAATCACAGCGGAGCTTACAGACAGAGCAAGAGCCATTACGGGGCTGGATAATCCAAACAGCATATCACAGCTTAAGCAGTGGGTGGAAGAGCAGACGGGAACGCCCGTTGACTCACTTAATAAAGCGGATTTACAGCAGATTATTGACACTTGTGGCGACCCTGCTGTTACTTCTGTACTAAAGATACGTCAAGAACTTGGTAAAACAAGCGTAGCTAAGTACCGTACTATGAACACTGCTGTGTGTACAGACGGTCGAGTACGAGGACTACTACAGTTTTATGGAGCCAATCGCACGGGGCGCTGGGCTGGCAGACTGGTGCAAGTGCAAAATTTGCCGCGTAACTATTTAGAAACTTTAGATATTGCTCGTGATTTAGTCAAAACAGGTAACACCGAGGGTGTCAAGATGTTATACGGCAACGTACCTGATACCATATCACAGCTAATTCGTACAGCGTTTATACCAGAGAACAATCATCATTTTTTAGTTGCTGACTTTTCAGCTATTGAAGCAAGGGTGATCGCATGGTTGGCGCAGGAGCAATGGCGACTAGATGTATTTAACACCCACGGAAAGATTTATGAGGCGTCAGCGTCAGCGATGTTCGGCATTCCGGTAGAACGCATAGCAAAAGGTAATCCCGAGTATGCGCTGCGTGCAAAAGGTAAAGTCGCAGAGCTTGCTCTCGGTTACCAAGGTGCTGCCGGTGCTCTTATCAACATGGGGGCTTTGAAAATGGGTCTTCACGAGGAAGAATTGCCGGACATCGTACAGCGTTGGCGGTCCTCAAATAAACGTATCGTCGATATGTGGTATACGCTGGAAAATATGGCTCTTCGCTGTATAGAGTATGGAGAGAGCAATGCCCTGCCAAGTGGGATTGCCATGACAAGAGACGAAAAAACATTAACGGTTACTTTGCCAAGCGGCAGACAGCTCTTTTACATAGAGCCGAGAGTCGTAGTAGGTGATAACGGCCGTAAACAGATATGGTATTACGGTACCAATCAAACAACCAGAAAGTGGGAGCTTATCCAGACATACGGAGGAAAGCTCACTGAAAATATCGTGCAAGCTGTAGCAAGAGACTGCTTGGCTTACAGTATGCACAGTTTATATAAAGCAGGGTACAAAATGGTCATGCATATCCATGACGAAGTAGTAATCGAGGCACCAATTGGAGACCCGACTCATACTTTGGATAGCGCGATCAGCATTATGTGTACACCTGCACCATGGGCTAAAGGACTTCCTTTAAATGCCGATGGATTTACAACCAATTACTATAAAAAAGATTAGGAGTAGCGGATATGACCAACGACAAAATCATCATTATATCTACGGGTCAAAGCCGCAAAGCGACACTTTGGTATCCTCAAACGCTGATGTGGAGCGATTTTGTGCAAAAGCTCTCTGTACCGGTAAAGACAAGTGAAAGTTATGACGACTATATTCATCTGCCAAAGTCGCAGCAAGATGACCTGAAAGACGTAGGCGGTTTTGTAGGAGGAACTCTTAAGGAGAACCGACGTAGTAGCTCTTCTGTTATCGACCGCCATATCGTAACGCTGGACGCAGATAGTATTCCAGCAGGAGAAACGCAAATTGTCATCAACAAGGTGGCGTCATTAGGATGTGCTTTTGCGATTTACTCAACCAGAAAGCACTCAAGTGCCACTCCAAGGCTGCGGATTATTTTACCGTTAGACCGACCTGCGTCGGCAGACGAGTATGAGCCGGTTGCACGAAAACTTGCAGGGTATATCGGATTAGACTACATGGACCCTACCACGTTTCAAGCGTCACGCTTGATGTACTGGCCCAGTATCTCGCAAGACGGGGAGTATGTGCATACCTATGAGGATAAGCCGTGGTGCAGCGTTGATGGCATCCTCGGTCAGTACTCAGACTGGCACGACCAAACACAGTGGCCGCAGGTACCGGGAGAAGCTGCCATTCCAACAAAGTCAGCTAAAAAACAAGGTGACCCACTGCAAAAGACAGGCGTTGTCGGTGCCTTCTGCAAGACGTATAACATCGAGCAGGCGATAGCTGTTTTCTTGGACGATGTGTACACCCCTTGTGTCAACGGCAGATATACATACACAGAAGGTTCTACCGTTGGCGGTGCGGTTCTGTATCAAGATGGAAATTTCTTGTACAGTAACCACGCTACGGATCCGTGCAGCGGCAAGCTCGTTAACTCTTTTGACCTTGTAAGACTACATAAGTTCGGAGAACTGGACTATGATGCTGCCCTCGGCACACCGACTGTGTCGCTGCCTTCATACAAGCATATGATCGAGTTTGCTACATCTGACCCCGACGTTACAACACTTCTTACCAGAGAAAAGTACGAGACTGCGGCGGCGTCTTTTGATGCAGTACCTGTTTTTGATTTAGATGCATCAGGCGACTGGCTCGGCAAAATCAAAGTTAACGGAAAGGGAGAACCCCTCCGTACAATCGACAACATCTTACTTATCCTCAACAACGACCCAAAACTTGCAGGAAAAATTGTATTTGACAAGTTCGCAAATCGAGTGGCCATTACAGGTAACTTACCGTGGCGCGAATGCAAAAGCAAGCGCTTTAGCGATACCTGCTGGCGCGATACAGATGATTCAGGACTGAGGTACTACTTGGAGTGTACATATGGCATTACAGGCAAGGATAAGATTTTCGACGGCTTTGCACTTTGTGCAGAAGCGCACTCCATACACAGAGTAAAGGACTATTTGCAGTCTTTATGCTGGGATGGTGTAAAGCGTATCGATTCTTTGCTTATAGACTACTTAGGTGCACAGGACAGCCTATATACACGAGAAGCATGCCGCAAGACACTAATTGCCGCCGTGGCTCGCATCATGCAGCCGGGAGTGAAGTTCGATAATATTTTGATTCTGGCAGGTAAGCAAGGGGCAGGTAAGTCTACGTTTGCAAAGGTGTTAGGCGGTGAGTGGCATAACGACTCTTTACATGATTTTCGAGGAAAAGAGGCCTGCGAACAGATACAAGGCTATTGGATCATTGAACTGGGAGAGCTTACAGGTTTTAGCAAGGCTGAATCTAATGAAATTAAGCAGTTTGTTAGCCGACAAGAAGATGTATACAGAGAGCCTTATGGCAGACGCACAGGCTCTTTTCCAAGACAATGCATTTTTATTGGTACGACTAATGACAATCACTTTCTAAGAGACTTGACGGGAAACAGGCGTTTCTGGCCGGTTGATATTGGTATCGTAGAGCCTACAAAAGATATATTCACACAGCTTGTCCTTGAACGGGACCAGATATGGGCAGAGGCAGTTGCCGCATATATGCTAGGGGAATCGGTGTGCTTGAGCAAAGCGGCAAATTCAGAAGCAGTAGACGCACAAGAAAGTCATTCAGAGATTAATCCAAAAGTAGGCGTTATAACTGAGTTTCTGGAACGGAAGATACCGTCAGATTGGTATAGCCGTGATTTGGCCGCCCGGCGGGCTTATTGGGGCATGGGTGCCAAGGACACAGAGGGCTTGATGGAGCGAGACCGTATATGTGCAGCAGAGATATGGTGCGAGTGCTTTTTAGGGGATATCAAAGCAATGAAACGTTCAGATGCAATGGAAATCAACAGTATTTTAGCTGCCATACCTGGGTGGTGTAAAAACACAAACGCATTTGATTTCAGAGCCAGTTACGGCAGACAAAGGGGCTTCATAAAACAACAAAGAGTTTGTTGTTCCGCACAACAAAAATAGACTCGAAAAATTCGTAAAACAACAAGAACAACAAAGAAACAACATTGAAAAACGCACTTTGTTGTTCATAGAAACCGCGTAGATAAGCCAAAAAATCACCTAAAACAACATAAACAACATTAAATATATTAAAAGATATATAAAATAAGAGAAATAAGAGAATACACGTATATATACTCTATAAACTCTATAATTATATATATATAAAGGGAAAACTTGTGTTTTTTGTTGTTTTGTTGTTTTGGCTAGCGAAAGGATGGTGAGTGGCATTGGGTTTCAAACAGCTTGGTAAACAGCTAAAACTGTTGAGGGAGTCCAAAGGATTCTCAAAGCAACAGTTGGCGCAGCATTTGGGTTGGCCTTCAAGCAGAGGGGTGACAGCCGCAGAAAGAGGATGTTTTGAAAATTTTCAGGATTTGTATTGTATTTTTGATGTGCTGGGCTTCCGTGTCCAGGTTAATTTCACTTTAACTAAAAAGGATGTGTGACACAGTGTTAGAAAAAGATATTGAAAAAAAGTTGATTAGCCAAACTAAACAAAGACATGGTAAGGCATATAAATTCGTGTCGCCGGGAAATAGTGGCGTACCGGACAGAATTGTAGTTCTCCCAGGGGGAAAGGTTGGTTTTTGTGAGCTTAAGAGACCCGGGGGTAAAACATCTAAACTACAAGATGTCCAGATTGGAAAACTGAAAAGTCTAGGATGTTTTGTCAGAGTTGTTGACATCTACGAAGGTGTGTCGGATTTTTTAGACGACTTGGAGAGGCAGGATTTAAATGCAGACATTCACACCACATAACTATCAAAAATACTGCATTCAAAGAGCCGTGACTGACGATAAGTTGGGATTGCTGCTTGACATGGGGCTGGGAAAAACGGTCATCACGCTTTCAGCCGTAAAAGAGTTAAGATACAACCGCTTTGAGATTAGTAAAACTTTGGTCATTGCCCCTAAAAAGGTGGCAGAGGATACATGGGCAAAGGAACGCGACAAGTGGGAGCATACACGTCTGATAAGGGTTTCCGTTTGCTTGGGGACGGCACAAAAGCGGATTAGGGCACTGAACACTCCGGCAGATATATACGTCATCAATCGTGAAAATGTGTCTTGGCTGGTAGAGTATTATCGCAATGCGTGGCCTTTTGACATGGTAGTAATAGATGAACTGAGCAGCTTTAAAAATTCACAGTCAAAAAGGTTTAAAGCCTTGAAAAAGATACGACCACGTATCAAACGCATTATAGGGCTAACAGGTACGCCATCGCCTAACGGACTTCTTGACTTATGGGCACAGGTGTATCTATTGGACCAAGGCGAAAGGCTCGGAAAAACAATCACCGAGTACCGCGAGAGATATTTTGTGCCGGACAAGCGTAGCGCAGAAAGAGTTTTTACATATCGCCTGAAAGACGGAGCAGAGGACGAGATAAAAAGTAGAATATCTGATATCTGCATTAGCTTACAAGCAAAAGACTACTTAGAGCTGCCACCGCGCATAGATGACATACGATACGTGAAGCTGGATAGCAAAGCACAGAAACAATATGACCAGATGGAAAAAGACATGCTGTTGCAGGTAGATGAGGATATGATTGACGCGCAGTCAGCAGCAGTCCTATATGGAAAATTGCTGCAGATGTGTAACGGTGCTATTTATGGAGAAAATCGTAAAACCATAGAACTGCACAACTGTAAGTTGGAGGCGTTCAGTGAACTTGTTGACGCATTAAATGGCAAATCGATGCTGGTGTTTTACAACTTTCAGCATGATCGCGACAGAATCAAGGCACTGCTTGCGAAAGATAAATTGCGAGTAGGTGACTTGAAAACACCAGATGACATAACGCGGTGGAACAACAAAGAACTTGACGTGTTATTGGCGCATCCTGCATCTGCAGCATACGGCCTTAATTTACAAGCAGGAGGCAGCCATGTCGTGTGGTTTGGCCTTAATTGGAGCCTAGAGCTGTACCAGCAGGCTAATGCCAGATTGCACCGACAAGGACAAACTGAGCCGGTTTACATACATCACTTGGTTGTAGACGGCGGTATGGACCAAACAGTTATGGCGGCACTTGAAGCGAAAGCAGATGTACAAGACACGCTACTACAAGCACTGAAAGCTAAAATATCAAAATATAAAGGGGGAGAATCTAAGTGACGTATGAAGAAAGAGACGAAATCATGCAAGAAATGATCGATAAATGCTTGCGAGTTTTAAAAGCAAAAGCAGAGGGATACTCAACGGATGAGGACGTGCTACATAACTTCAGAGTAGCGGCAGGACTACAGGGGTGTACCGTGCCACAGGCTCTTGTAGGGATGATGACAAAGCACACAGTTAGTGTATACGACATGGTTAACAGCGGACAGGCTTATGCACCTGATATCTGGGATGAAAAAATAGGAGACCTTGTGAATTATCTATTTCTACTAAGAGTTGCAGTCAAAGGGTGCGGATTAGAAGAGCCAAGGGAGGTATACAAATGACAGTAGAACAAGAACTAAGAGCCTTAAGAGAGCTTCACCATATGACACAAGTACAGCTTGCTGATAAGGCAGGCGTATCCGTCACCACGATCCGAAAGATGGAAAGAGGCGAAAGAGTGAAGGTAGATGTGCTGGAGCTTATAGCAGAAGCACTCGGAAAGAAAGTAAAAGTTATTTTGGAGTAAAGATATGATTTTATCAGGAAAAGAAATCGAAAGAGAAGTAAAGAACAGAAATATAAAAATAGATCCATTTGACAAAAGTAAAATAAATCCTAATAGTTACAATTTAACACTGAGTAATGAGCTAGTCGTTTACGAAAATAAAACTTTAGACATGAAAGAAAAAAATCCAACTGCACGATTAGTCATACCAAAAGAGGGGTTATTGTTGCAACCGGGGCGAGTATATCTTGCCAGAACTGTTGAGAGAACTTTCACAGATAAATATGTTCCTATGCTGGAGGGGCGTTCATCTGTTGGTAGACTGGGGATATCAGTACATGTCACTGCGGGTTTTGGTGATATCGGGTTTAACGGACATTGGACTCTGGAAATCACAGTGGAACAACCAACAGTGATATACCCTGATGTAGAGATATGCCAAATCTATTATCACACTATAAAAGGTGATTACGATTTATATAGCAGTGGAAAATATCAGAACAATACAGGGATTCAACCTAGCCTTATGTATAAAGATTTCGAGGTAAGAAAATGAAAAATACACTATGGGATTTAAACAACGCACTGTTTGAGCAAATAGAAAGATTACAAGACGATACATTAAGTGAAGAAGGATTAGAAAGAGAGATTAAGCGTACGGATGCAGTCACTAAAATAGCTAAAAATATTATAGATAATGGAGTCTTGGCATTGTCAGTAAAAAAACATTTAGATGAATACGGGACAGGAGATAATTATGAAATTCCTTTATTGGGAGCCAGTGAAAAATGATGAAACGTTTGACAAAGTTAGATAAAAACGGATTGCCTGTATTAAAGAATCCACTTCATCAAGTACGTGCAGTAAATATGCTTTATAACTATGAAAATACAGGGTTTTCTCCATATGAAATTATAGAGTTAAAAATGCAGATAGAAGCTTTGCAAGAAAGAATCAAAAGGTTTGAACAGTGGTAATGAAATATACAAAAGAAATGGTTGATTTCCTTGAAAAAAATATAAAAGGAATCAGTTACAAAGAGTTAACAATTAAATTCAACTTACATTTTGGAGTATGCGTAACGGTTAATACACTTAAAGGATTACTGTATAGAAAAGGTTTAAAAAATGGTATAGACGGAAAATTTAGAAAAGGAAATGTTCCCCATAATAAAGGGCACAAAGGGGAATGTTACCAAGGGTGTGAAAAAACATGGTTTAAAAAAGGAAATATTCCAAAACAATACAGACAGGTTGGAAGTGAACGCATTACAAAGGATGGTTACATCGAAATAAAAGTGAAAGACCCTAACACATGGGAGTTAAAACATAGAGCAGTGTGGGAAAAAGAATATGGAAAAATTCCTAACAATCATATAATTATTTTTTTAGATGGTGATAAATTGAATTGCAGTATTGAAAATTTAATGTTGGTTTCTAGAAGCGAGCTGCTTATCTTGAATAGAAATAAGATGTTAACTGATGATGCAGTTATGAATCATACAGCTGCAATATTGGCAAAATTAATAGACACGAGCAATAAGAAACAAAAGAGATAGGAGGAATGAAAATGCAAGTAGAAATATTAAGATACCCAACAAAAGAAGATTTCTTGAGATGTAAACAATTGGCATTAACAACAGTCGGTAAAGATACATACCAACCACCAACAGATGAGTGGAAAGAAAAAATTTTAAAGTCAGAGCATAGCCCGATTAGGACGTTAATGTTTACAATAAAAATGGAAGTGCCTAACTATGTTTCAGTTCATTTTGTAAGACATAAACACGGGGTTGAACATTATGTAAAATCACAGAGAAACGACAGGCAAAAAGAATATGATAGATGTGCAGCAAGGCAAGATGAAATTGTTACTCATACGATGGATATAAACGCACAAGCGCTTATCAATATGTCACACATGAGATTGTGCAAACAAGCGGACAAGCAAACAAGAAAAGTGATGAAGGCTATTAGAGATTCTGTCATTGAGGTTTGTCCGTTCATGAAAGGTTTATTAGTACCTAAATGTGAATATCGTGGAGGCATATGTGATGAGTTTAACCCTTGCGGATACAACAAAAAGAATTTAGTAGCACATGCAAACAGATTGATAGAACAAATGGATTCAGCGCAACAGCAAGAAGTATATTTACTGACAGTTTCTAAAATATGGAGGTAGAAAAGTGAATGCTAGAATACCGGCAAAGCAAAGACTATCAAAACAAATGCAAAACTCTATTAAAGAAATTGTAAACAAAGAACGTGAAGAACAAAGCAAAGAGTTGATAGAACAGATAATGAAAGTATCGCTTATTAATTTAAACAGAAACTTTGGTTTTGGGAAACAAAGACTTATGCAATTCTTAGACACAGTAACAAAGATGTTTGAAGAACACAAAGATGACAAATTGTATTGGTATCATGTTGATAAAATCATAACGGAAGAGTTAAAGCTTGATTTAGGTTAGATCTTACACACTTTGTCAGCAAAGGATTTTACAGAAAGGAAAAACAACCGATGGATTATCAAGAAAAAGTAAATTTTTTGAAAAGATATAAACAGATAGATGACGAAATTAATCAGCTTCTACTTGAGAAAAGGGAAGTATTTTCTCTAGGAACTAAGATAACTCCTACATACAGCGATATGCCCAAAGGTACAGGTGCAAGTGATAAGGTGCAGTCAACTGTAGAAAAGCTGGAAGAACATGAAAGAAAGATCGATGTAAAAATTGATGACTGGTATGAAGCAAAGCTGAATATAGAAAAAGCCATCCATACGGTGGAGAGTGATACACTTAGGTTGTTATTAAGATATCGGTACATAAATGGTTGGACGTGGGAAAAGATAGCTGTCGAAATGAATTATGCTTACCGTAATGTTACAAGGTTGCACGGAAAAGCTATTAATTTAATCAAGATATAATATGTATGTCCTAGTATGTCCTATATACAGTATGGTATAGTATAAACTGAGGATTAAGAGAAATAAGGCTGTGCGTAAAGCATGGTCTTATTGTTTTTTACTATTATATATCGAGGTGATTATTATTAAATGTCCTTATATGTGCAAAAAAACAAGTGTAGAGCAAACCTCATATAAATATGGTGATGATGGGCAGATTGTATTTTCTGATTTTAGGTCTATATTAGACTACGAACTAATGACGTGTTTGAAAGAAAATTGTGGAGCTTTTCGTGATGGAAAGTGTTGTTATAATGCGCGTTCATAACACAAAGACTAGCAGAAAGAGAGGTGAGGTCCATGACAGACAAGCAGAGGAGATTTGCAGATGAATACTTAATCGACTGTAACGCCACAAGAGCGTACAAGGCGGCATACCCTAGCGTAAAAAAAGATGAAACCGCGAGCGTTAATGCATCAAGATTGCTAAGTAAAGCTAAGGTTAAAGAATATATCGATAAGAAGCTTAGTGAAATAAGTTCTGCAAAAATTGCGGACGCTACAGAGGTCATGGAGTACCTGACTTCTGTATTGCGAGGCGAGTCTCGCTCCGAAATCGTTGTGGTTGAAGGTTGCGGAGAGGGTGTTTCATCTGCACGAAGCATAGAAAAAGCACCTGATGAAAAAGACCGATTAAAAGCAGCGGAAATGCTGGGAAAAAGATACGGGCTTTATACTGACAAAGTAGATTTGGGCGGTGCTGTATCGATTGTAATTTCAGGAGAAAACGAAATTGAGGATTAGCAAAATTTATCTTCCAGATATCGTTGGAAAAGGATATAAAGAATTTTGGAATTATACTGGACGTTATCGTGTTTGCAAAGGAAGCCGAGCAAGCAAAAAGTCTAAAACAACGGCACTCAACTTCATATATCGCATGATGAAACATCCAGGCTCTAATCTTTTGGTTGTACGTAAGACGTATAGAACACTCAAAGATTCCTGTTTTACAGAACTTAAATGGGCAATTGAACGACTACAAGCGACGCACTTATGGGAGTGGAAAGAATCTCCATTGGAGTTTACATACAAGCCTACAGGGCAAAAAATATATTTTCGTGGGCTGGATGACCCGATTAAAGTCACATCGATAACGGTAGCAGTAGGAGCTTTGTGTTGGATGTGGATAGAAGAAGCGTACGAAATCAATAAAGAAGATGATTTTAATATGCTTGATGAATCCATACGTGGTCAGGTTCCAGAAGGGCTTTTTAAACAAATTACGCTTACGTTTAACCCGTGGAATGAAAAGATTTGGATTAAAAAGCGGTTTTACGATGTAGCTCCTGACCCAGATATACTTGCTATAACGACCAACTACATGTGCAATGAATGGTTGGATAGTGCGGACAAAAAAGTGTTTGAAACGATGAAACGTGATAACCCACGGCGCTATCAGGTGGCAGGGTTAGGGAATTGGGGCATTGTAGAGGGGTTGATATTCGACAACGTAGAAGAGAGGACCTTTGACTACACATCTGACAGTTTTAAGAAGGAGCACCCAGATTTAATATCAGCTTTCGGATTAGACTTCGGCTTCACCAATGACCCAACTGCTCTTTTTTGCGGGTTGGTAGATTTGCAGGCTCGTGAGATATACGTATTTGACGAGCTATATCAAAAAGGGCTTACTAATCGGCAAATAGCTGACAGAATTATTTCTATGGGGTATAGCAAGTCCGTGATAAGGGCAGATAGTGCAGAACCAAAGTCCATTGTGGAGTTGCAAGAGCTTGGGTTATCAAAAGTAAGGCGAGCACGTAAGGGAAAAGATAGCATCAATAACGGTATTCAAAAGATTCAAGATTTTAAGATCATAGTTCATCCAAGATGTGTAAATTTTATTACGGAGATAAATAACTACACTTGGGACGAGGATAGATTTGGAAATAAAATTAACAAGCCTATAGATGATTTCAACCACTTAATGGATGCAATGCGTTATGCTATGGAAGATGTAGGAAACACTAAAACATTTAGCTTTGATTAAAAAGGGGTGAGAAAAATAATATTTAATCTAATATCGTGCGAAACAGAAACGACCAGAATTAATCACATCATAGAAACAGGCGCCAAAAATCGCTTGACTGATCTGCAATTTTTGCAACGTGAGATTTTAGAGTGGCGCAATTCGGCAGAACGTCAATGGCAGATAACCGGAGAGCGGTATTATGGTGGGGATCACGACATCATATTGCGTAAGAGAACCACCATAGATGAGGACGGCGATTTAAGAGAGGTTAAGAATCTTCCAAATAATCGAATCGTAGATAATCAATACGCAAGAATGGTAAACCAAAAGGTCAATTACTCTTTTGCAAAGCCTTTTAGCTTCGATACAAAAAATAAGACCTATGCAAAGATACTCAGAAAACTATTCAATAGCCGGTGGGACATTACCCTAAAAAATATTGCAGAAGACAGTTTCAATGGCGGGATAGGGTGGCTTTATGTCTATTATAATCCATCGGGAGAATTAACTTTTAAGCGCTTTGAAAGCTACGAGATTCGGCCGCTTTGGCAAGATTCAGAGCATACAAAACTCGATGCGGTTATTAGGTTGTACGAAATTGTTTTGTATGATGGTAATTTACCTTCTATTCAGGAGCATGTGGAAGTGTACACGAAAAAAGGGAAATATAACTATCTACTTAAAAATGGGGTTCTCACACCAGAAGAAGTTGCCTTCGAGCCGTACTTAACAGTGGGAGACAAAAGTTTTACATGGAGTACGATTCCAATCATCCCTTTTAAGCGAAATAGTAAAGAGCAGCCTCTTATAAAAGCGGTAAAATCGTTGCAGGATGGAATTAATTTAATGCATTCCACATTTGAAAACAACTTAGAGGAGGATCCGCGAAACAGCATCATGGTTCTGGTTAACTATGACGGAGAGAACCTTGGAGAGTTTCGGCAAAAACTTGCGACATATGGAGCTGTAAAGGTTGTAAACACAGATGACAGACCGGGTGGAGATGTTAGAACTCTATCTGTTGACGTTAACTGCGAGAATTACAAAGCTATTGTTGACATTTTTAAGAAAGCCTTGATTGAAAATGCTCAAGGGTATGACGCCAAAGACGATAGAATGTCAGGAAATCCGAATCAAATGAATATTATGTCAATGTACTCTGACATCGATATAGATGCAACGGGCATTGAGGCGGAGTTCAGAGCAAGTATGGAACAGCTCCTATGGTTTATAAATGCACATTTAAAAAATTCGGGGCAGGACGATTATTCTAATGAAGATATTCGCATTATTTTTAACCGCAATGTTCTAATGAATAACTCTGAGCTTATTGACCAGTGCCAAAAATCCGAAGGGCAAATCAGCCGCAGAACGATACTTTCTAAACATCCATTTGTTGAGGATGTAGATGCAGAACTGGAACAGCTAAAAGCAGAGCAGCAAGAAGCACAAGAAGATCTGTACAGTAACGCCTTTGCAAAGCAATCTGAGCATGAGGGTTTAACTGATGAGCAATAGTGAATATTGGAGAAAACGGTTTGAGCAAGTCACAGAATCAGAACTGAAAAAAGCGGATATGTATCAGGAAACTCTAGAAAGAGAGTACCAAAAAGCAATTGTTCAGATTCAAAAGGATATCGATACTTGGTATAACCGCTTTGCAAAAGATAATAGAATTACGTATGCAGAGTCTAAACGATTGCTCAATAGCAAAGAACTACAAGAGTTAAAGTGGACCCTAGACGACTATATCAAGTATGGTGAGGAAAATAATATAAACGGCAAATGGGTACAGCAATTAAAAAATGCTAGTGCGAGGGTACATATTAGTCGCTTAGAGTCACTGCAAATTCAACTACAACAACACGCCGAAGTTGTGTTTGGAAATCAGCTTGATGACCTTGATGGTGTACTACGTGATATCTACGAGAGCGGATACTATCACTCTATTTTTGAAATACAAAAAGGTCTGGGTTTGGAAAGTAGTTTTACAAAGTTAGACACAGCCCGTATCAACAAAGTTCTATCAAAGCCGTGGGCAGACGATGGTCGTGATTTTAGCAAACGAATTTGGAGTAATAGAACAAAGCTGATAAATGAGTTGCATACTGGCCTTACACAAGCTTTGATACGTGGTGAGCCTGTTGAAAAACTTGCTAAACGGCTTTCAGAACGATTTGACGTAAGTAAAAATAGGGCAGTGGCATTGGTTCAAACAGAATCCGCTTACTTTGCTAATGCGGCTCAGCAAGACAGCTTTAAAGAAATAGGTGTTGATAAGCTGGAAATTGTCGGAACTCTTGACGGACACACTTGTAGTACTTGTGGGGCGATGGACGGCAAGGTGATAGACGGGAGCGATGCAAAACCTGGAATTACTACGCCGCCGTATCACACACGGTGTCGTTGCTGTACTGCTCCTGCTGTTGACGAAAAGATTGGAGAAAGAGTTGCAAAAGATGCAGGTGGTACAAACTACGGAGTGCCTGCGGATATGACATTCGAGCAGTGGTATGAGAAGTACGTTAAAGGCAAAGGGGCAAGTAATGTTGAAGGTAATAATAAAAAATCGTCTAAAAAAATAGGTGTTCTAGATTATTCAGATAAAAAAGCGATAATGAAAAAGATAAGAGAATTCGAGAGCAGCGTGTTAGATTTAGATTATGAGCGTAATATTTCTATATGTAAGGACGGCTCTGTTTGGGTAACAGAAGGTGACAGCGCTAATGTATTCCCTGGTCTGATTGAAACGATGACAGAAGGAACTACGCTAAAAGGCTCTTACTCTTACCACAATCATCCAAAAAATGAAACATATTTTTCTTTCAGCGCGGATGATGTTGCTTTTTTTATTTCTTACGGAGAGCACTTTGCAATGGCTTCTGACCATATGTATGAATACTTTATGCAACGGCTTGACGATACAATAGAGATGGCGTATGATGATGTTAAATACCTGTTTAAAGATATCCAAACTACGCATACAAGAGAATTGACTTTTAATGGAAAAATAGACCCTGACATGGATGAATACCATGCAACGATGGAAGAGGTGCAGCAAAGGTTGCATTTTAAATATTGGAGGGTAAAGAAATGATGAAAGAATCTGCAAAAGGTACACCTGAGTATGAGCAATATAAGAAAGAATTCATAGCCTTATGTGAGACTTATGACCGATTAGAAGAAGAGTGGTATAAGGAAAATCCGAATCCTAATGCTCATCTCAAAGGTAAAGACGAACCAACACCGCGCCATATAAAAATGGAATGTAACCAAAAAATAAAAGAGCTGCAAAAAAAATATCATATGTTATTTGAGTAGAAACCGCCTGTAAACACAGAGCGGATTTTTTATACCCAATTGTCCTGGACATGACATTAAAAGGTCTTATTTTTATGTAGAAAATTAGCCGTTGCGCGCGGAGAGAAAGAAAGCGCACCGCAGGATTGGTACAGGCCAAGTAAAAATAACGGCGGTAGAAAGGATTTTATATGTTAGAGTGGTTAAAAACAATTTTAGGTGATATGTACACAGAGGATATTGACAGACAAGTATCAACTGAAATTGGGAAAAACTTTGTCTCTAAAACAGATTTTTCTGTTGTAAAGGAAGCAAAAAAGCAGTTAGAGGAAACAGTAAAAGAAAGAGATGCTCAGCTGGATAAACTTTCTAAAATTGACACGGAAAGCCTACAAGCAACCATTGAAACTCTAAAAAACGAAAATCAGGCAGCAAAAGAAAAGTATGAAGCTCAGTTAAAACAGCAAAAAATTGAACATGCGGTAACAATGGCGCTTACGTCGGCAAAAGCGAAAAATCTAAAGGCTGTAAAAGCTTTGCTCGATTTAGAAAACGCAGAGATTCAGGAAGATGGTACTGTAAAAGGGCTGCTAGAGAACATTGAAACTCTAAAAGGTGCAGAGGACAGCAAGTTTCTATTCGAAACAGACGAGGCACCAAAATTCACAGGCATTGAGCCGGTGCAAGGAAGAGATGGTCTTCCTCTATCCGCCATTACTGCAGAAACATCTTATGATGATATTTGTGCAATGATGGAAAATAAAATTTAAAGCGAGGTTTAGTAAATGGCAAAATTCGATTCAAAAACATTTAATCCGGTGGCTTTTGGTAAATACATGAAAGCGATCGAAAATCCAAAGTTAAACAGACTGAGACAGTCAAGAGCGGTCGCAAGAGACAGCCGACTAGTTGAAACATTTAAGACAGACAGTCAAACCGGAACGGTATACGCAACGCTTCCATATTTCGGCTTGATTGGTGGGGCGCCTCAGAACTATGACGGTGCTACTACACTAACCAAAGAAAGAACCACCTCTTTTGAGCAAGGCGTGTTTACGTTTGGTCGTATGAAGGCATGGACAGAAGGTGACTTTAGTTATGATATTACCGGCGGTGTTGATTTTATGGCTAATGTCCGCAGTCAAATCATGGACTACTGGAATGAAGCTGATCAAGACACAATGCTGGCTATCTTAGAAGGTATTTTCTCAATGAAAGATACTAACTATAACAAAGCAAATCAAAACTTTGTAGCAAATCACACACTGGACATTTCTGCTTCCGGTGACACCGCAACTACGGATGACATGCTGATTAGTGCAACTTCATTAAACTCTGCTATCCAAAAAGCATGTGGTGACCATAAGTCTAAATTTAGCTTAGCGCTTATGCATAGTGCAGTAGCGACCAATTTGGAAAACCTGAACCTGTTACAACATTTGAAGTATACTGATGAAAACGGCGTTCAAAGAGACCTTGAACTTGCAACATGGAATGGTAAACTCGTTGTTATTGATGACGCAATGCCTACCAAAGAGGAAGGCTCCGCGAATAAGCATACGCTGTACACCACATACATTCTTGGTGATGGTGCTTTTGGCTGGGAAGATGTTGGTGCAAAAGTACCATATGAAATGGTGCGAGACGCCTTTACAAATGGCGGTGAGGACTCTCTGGTAAGCAGGCGCCGCACAGCTGTGTCTGTCGCAGGTATTTCATACAAAAAAGCATCTCAAGCAAGCAATAGTCCCACAAATGCCGAATTGAAGAAACCTGAAAACTGGGAACTTGTAAATGACGGTACAAATGCCATTAATGACAAAGTAATTCCAATGGCCAGAATCATTTCCAGAGGATAAGGAAAGGTTGATAACGATGGCGGCATTAGAACTGATGGAATCTGTAAGAAAAAAACTAGCGTTATATGGCTATAAGGATGTTGATTCTTATAGCATTGAAAGTAGTATTGATGCTGCGATACAAGCAATCTTTAATTTTTGTAACATTAAGGAGCTTCCTCCCGAACTGAACTACGTTGTGGTTAATATGGCGTGCGGGGAAGTAATGTATGGTTTGAGTTTCTCTAATGGTGATGCAGGTAGTGAGAGCGCTCAAAGTGTGGCATCCATAAAAGAAGGAGATACACAAGTTAATTTTGTGGCGGAAGCCACCCCCACACAGAAAAAAGATATCTTGATTCAATCTCTTAGAACTCTGCCGTATGATGACCTAATTGCTTTTAGGAGGTTAAGATGGTGACAGCTAGACAAGCGATAGAGTACTTATACAGAGGTTCGTGCGATATCTTTGTTAAGGTATACGAAACTGACGAAATTACACACATATCATCCTCAGAAGAAAAAAAGATCATTACGGGACAACCTTGTAGAATATCTTATAAGAGCATACCAGCTACCAGTGGTGATAAAGTAGCCTCAATCACACAGTCTGTAAAACTTTTTCTTGCACCGGAAATAAAAGTTCCGGAAGGTTCTAAAATCGTCGTTACGCAATGCGGTGGAACAACAGAGTATAAAAGTTCTGGCAAGCCTGCAGTGTATCCGACTCATCAGGAAATAGAGCTTTCTCTATTCGACAAGTGGGCATAAAATATGAGTAGATGGGGAAATGTTGATTTTGAAGCTTTATTAAAGTTACAAAAAAATCTAGAGAAAGTGGCTGCGAGTGTAGATGACCTGTGTGTTCGATGTACGCAGAAGCTTGCGGCACAGCTAATAAATACGGTTATTAAGAGGACGCCGGTGAAGTCGGGTGCTTTACGGCGGGGATGGATGGCGGGTAAGTCTTCAATGAGTAGTGGAAAAGCTGCGACTAAGACCACTATGCAGGTTTCAAGAAAAGGAACATCGTATGAAATAGTTGTGTTTAATAGTGTAAATTATGCTTCTTATGTTGAATATGGTCATAGACAAGAGCCAGGGCGGTATGTGCCCGCGATAGGTAAGCGATTAAAAAATTCTTGGGTGAAAGGACAGTTTATGCTGAAAATTTCAGAGCAAGAGCTTGAGGCAGCTGCTCCTAGAATCATTAATAGGTTATTAAAACCGTATATGGAGGATATATTTAAAGTATGATAAATGAAGTTGTAGATTCAATTGCCATTTCTCTTTTTCAAGAGTTTGGAGAGGAATACAGTATATACACAGATACGGTAGAACAAGGCTTACAGGAGCCTTGTTTTTTTATTGCAGACCTTACAACAAATATAGACTACTACTTAGGTTCAAGAAAAAACAACCTGTGTGCATTTGACGTGCACTATTTCAGCAAAGTAAAAACGCAGAGAGATGTACTTGATGTATCAATGAGGTTGCTAGAATGCTTAAAGCTCATCACTTCTGCTGACGGTAACCGCTTTTTAGGAACAAGCATGCATACAGAAAATGCAGACGGTGTTTTGCATTGCTTTGTGAATTATAATTTTGTGACCTACGAGAGTGAAAAGCTGGATAATGCCATGTCAGATGTCAAAATAAAGCAAGGAGTTGATGGCGAAAATGGCCGTAGTTAAAACGAAAGAAAAACAAGTGGATGATATTCGCTATACGAAAGAACAGCTTTTGAAAGCGAAACGATTTAGAGATAATGTAGACATTCTAAACGTTGTTTTAGATGAATATAGCGTTTATACAGTGAAAGAAACAGAAAAATTGATTATTAATTTTTTGAGAGGTAAGGTGAGATAATGGCACTAGGTGGAGGAAACTGGACAACTCAGAATAAAGTACTCCCAGGTACTTATATTAACTTTGTTAGTTCTGCATCCGTCAGCTCCGCTGTCAGCGACAGAGGTGTTGTGGCAATGCCTCTTACAATGGAGTGGGGCGTGGATGGCGATGTTTTTGAGGTAACATCAGAAATGCTTCAAAATGAATCGTTGAAAATCTTTGGGTACCCATACAACCATGCAAAATTGAAAGGCATCAGAGATTTGTTTTTGCATGCAAAATCTGCATATTTTTATAGGCTAAACAAAGGGGTAGCAGCTACTAATAAATACGGAACTGCAAAATGCACTGGTGCTTTAGGTAATAAGATCCGTATTTCTGTAGCAACCAACGTGGATGAACCTTCAAAGTTTGACGTAAAAACAGTCTTTGATAATGTAGTAGTAGATGAGCAAGTTGCAATTACAAAAGCAGAAATCAAAGATAATGACTTTGTGAAATTTTCACCCGGTTTAAATTTAGAGGCAGATGCTGGCACACCAATGTCCGGTGGTACCAATGGCGGCGAGGTGACAGGTACTGAATATCAAAGCTTTTTAGATAAAATTGAATCCTACAGCTTCAATATTCTTGCTTGTCCAGCTACAACAACAGAAATTAAAAAGCTGTTTGCTGCGTTTACAAAGCGCTTACGAGATGAAGTGGGAGTGAAGTTTCAAACGGTTTTACATCAGTATAACACTGCAGACTATGAAGGTATCATAAGTGTTGAAAATGACGTTGCGGATTCAGACGCACAAGTATCTGATTTGGTGTACTGGGTAGCTGGCTTACAAGCAGGATGTGCTGTAAATAAATCTACAACAAATGAAATTTACGATGGCGAGTATAGTGTGAAAATGGATTACACTCAAAAACAATTGGAAGACGCATTGCAAAACGGAAAATATATTTTGCACCGAGTAGGTAATGGTGGAAGAGTGCTTGATGATATTAATACCCTGGTTACTCACACAAATGAAAAAGGAAAAGATTTTTCTCGAAATCAAGTCATCCGAGTATTAGACCAAATTGCAGTTGATACAGCTCTTATTTTTAACAATAGATTTTTAGGTAAGATTCAAAATAACGAAAGTGGTCGTACAAGTTTTTGGAGTGCCCTGGTAGATCACCATAAAGAACTGGAAAGATTGCAAGCTATTGATGCTTTTGATACCAGCAATCTTGTGGTGGCACAAGGAGATAGCAGACAGTCCATCGTTGTAACTGATATGGTAAAGCCTATCGACGCCATGACTCACTTATACATGACAGTGACAGTAAACTAAAAGGAGGACAAAAAGAATGGCAAGAAATGTTATGCATGCAAAAGATACCGTTAGCGCGTCATTGGCAGAGTGTTATGTAACTCTGGAAGGAAAGCGCTATAACTTAATGCAAGCCATTAACCTTGAGGCTAACTTTGAGAAAAATAAGACGGAAGTACCAATCTTAGGAAAAACCGGAAAAGGTAACAAAGCGACAGGTTGGACCGGTACAGGTTCCGCAACATTCCACTATAATACCAGTGTTTTTCGTATGCTTATGTATCGATATAAAGAGACTGGGGAAGATGTTTACTTTGATATTCAAGTGACAAACGAGGACCCAACCAGTGCTGTAGGAAGACAAACTGTAATTTTAAAAGATTGCAACGTTGACGGTGGTATCCTTGCAAAGTTTGACGCAGATGCAGAGTACTTAGATGAAGATATGGACTTCACATTTGAAGATTTTGAAATTCCTGAGCAATTTAAGCTATTACAAGGTATGGAACAATAGAAAGGTTGATGAAATAAATGGCAAAAAATTTATCGGCGTTTTTAGCGCAGAACGTACAGAAAACAGAAAATGTAAAATTTGTAGCATCAAAAAGAATTTTAATGGATGACAAACCTGTTGAATGGGAGATTAGAGCTATTTCACCGGGAAAAGATGACGCTTTAAAACGAGCCTGTACAAAACAAATTCCGATTCCGGGCAAGAAGAATGCTTTTACACCTGAATTAGATATGTATCTATATTTAGGTAAAATGGCTGCAGCATGCACAGTCTATCCGGATTTAGCAGACGCAGAACTTCAAAACAGTTATGGCGTAATGGGTGAGGATGCGCTGTTAAAAGAAATTTTGAACATCGGAGAATACAACAACTATCTATCAAAGGTACAAGAGGTAAATGGTTTTGACACTTCGATGGACGAACTGGTTGAAGAAGCAAAAAACTAATTTGCGACGGAGACAGTGATGCAAATATTGCATACTATTGTTTGCATAAATTAAAAATTCTACCGTCGCAGTATATGTCACTTGATAGGTACGAAAAAGCTTTTATAATCGCTGCTATCCAAATTAAAGTTGACAGCGATAAAAAAGAAGCGCAGCGTGTGAAATCGAAACGCAAATAATTGCTTATCTTCCAATTTGGATATATAATGTAAAATATCATATTTAAAGGGAGAAAGAATCATGAAAAAAGTATTTTTAGTTTTAGCCGCTTGTGCTGTAGTATCGGCCGCTTTAGTAGGTTGTGGAAGCAGTTCCTCGCCAGAAAGCCAAAGTGTAGCCACTAGCAGTGTTAGCAGCACCGTTGTCAGTACTATTGAAGATGTAAGAACCATTGCTATTGGTGAGACAGCAACTATTGGGGGATGGGAAATTACAGTAACCTCGATAGAATATGCTCCCGAGTTAAAAGCGCAGACCGAAAATATGATGGGGAGCAACACTATTGCTGCTGGTGAAGGAAAACAATTTGTTATTGTCAACGCGCAGTTAAAAAATACAGCTGAGAATTTAGAAATGTTTTTACCCGACACTCCGTACTCAGAGTATACGAAAGAGACATTGATTTATGATGGAAAATACGAGTACAGTGGCTATTCCACAGCATCTGCTCTAAATATTTACAGTAGTTTAGTTCACACAACCGTTTCTCCACTTGAAACAAAAACAGGTTATATTGCATTTGCAGTTCCTAATGAAGTGGTGGAATCTGAAAAGCCGTTGCAGCTAAAAATAGAGCAGGAAAAGGATTACAAGACCTTGGATTCCATTACATTCAATCTTAGATAACTTTAAATTTATAATTAGACCAACTATCACTACGGTAGTTGGTATTTTTATTGGAAATCACTTGCCTTTTATGAATATGTACGGTATAATGTACATATAATAGAAAGAGGTGATTTTCATGACAAATACAAATGTTACAAATTTCAGACAAAACGCGTTTGAATATTTTAATTTAGCTGTAGAATACAATGATGTGATAACCGTTAACACTAAAAATGGTAACGCTGTGGTAATGAGTGAAGAGGACTATAACGGACTGATGGAAACTCTTTATCTTCTAAGTATTCCAGGTATGAAAGAACGCTTAGAAGAAGGTATAAATACTCCAATAGCGGACTGTGAGGAATTTGAATGGTAAACACATACAGAATTGTTATCTTAAAATCCGCACAAAAAGATAAAGAAAAAATCAAAACCATTCCTGCATTAAAAAGAAATGTAGAAAATCTGTTAGAAGTTTTAACGAATAATCCGTTTCAAAATCCGCCTCCGTATGAAAAACTAAAAGGTTCTTTGGGAGATTTCTATTCTCGGCGGATTAATGCGCAACACAGACTGGTTTACCGAGTTATAGAAAAAGAAAAAACAATCATGATTGTTAGCATGTGGTCACATTATGAATTCTAACGAAAACCAACTATCATTTTAGGTAGTTGGTATTTTTATTGGAAAAATTTAAAGAACCTCTTGACTTGTTACGTGTAACATGATAATATTGTTACATGCAACAAGGAGGTGAACACGTGTCCAATAAAAGTAGAGCTGATTACTTCAAAGAACGTAGAGAAAACTTTAAAGCATTTCACGTGGAAGTTGAAAAAAATAAGATGGAACAATTTGAGAAAAAACTTCAGAAAGAAAGAAAATCAAAAAAAGAATGGCTCTATGAAAAAATCGATGAAGAAATCAGCAAATAAAAAAGAGTAATTCGCTCTTACAGTGGAAAGTTTTAGCGAACTACTCTTATGCAAGACGTATCCGTCTATGAAATCTATTATATCATAAACGGATGCTTCTTTCAATTCGTAAATTTGAAAGGAGTTTTGTTATGACAAATTTAATGAAGTTTGAAAACTGTAATGTAGAAATTATTCATGATAACAATGAAGGTTTTTTATTTGAATTGTATTCAACTGGAATGGCTTTGGGTCAAACAAAAGTCGTAAAAGGTATTTGTTATCCAAGAAAAGAACGCATAAAGGCAAATATCTTAAATGCTGAAATTACGCCAGTTGTCCGCAATGGACAACAATATTTAACCGAAAGTCAACTATACGATTTAATGCTTGAAGTGAAAACAGAAAAAGTAAAACCTTTCCGAAAATGGGTAGTAAATGAAGTACTTCCCTCGATTCGCAAAACAGGCAGCTACAGCCTAGAACAAAAACAAGAACAGCCGTATGAATATTTTGACAAGACATTTAATGACGTACCTGTATTAAGTATTTTAGATATAGTGCATTTTACAGGACTGTCGCAGACTACTATAAACTGGTACATACGCAAAAGTGATTTAATCTGTGGCATTGACTACTTTGTTGCAGAGGGCAGAGCATTAGCAGAGATGAAAAAGCGGCACCCTAAAATGTCCGCAATGATTCCACGAATGCTACTGATAACAAAATCTGGTTTTGACAAGCTAATGAAAGAAAATGGCATACGGATAGAGTCAGTACCGTGCTTTAATACATCGGTGCACAGAGAAAGACCGAAAAAGCTATATGCAATGGTGCCGCAAAATGAAACTATACAGAACAAACTGCAACACATTCGTTCTAAAATGCAAGCGCTTGATGAACTCATGGTTTGCTATAATAGATATAATGTCGAGGTTGAAGCCAGCAAAGGTTTTTTAAGTGCAATAAAAAGTGTAGGTATTGACATTATGACCGGCGTATTTGACTTAGAGGAAATCAAACCAAAAACAACCACAGAAAAAGTTTTATAATTTTTAATTAAGAAGCATTGTACAGAAAAGTACAGTGCTTTTTTTATACCTTTTTACAGAAAGGAGGAGGATTTCTATAGCGACAATTCAGACTTCAATTCAAGTTATGGATAGGGTATCGGGTCCTTTGCGTAATATGTATAGGGCTATGACGACTGTGGTTACAGGATTTGAGGAGATGCAAAAAGCTTCGGGAAAAGCCGTAAACACAGCAACGATACAGAAAGCTAAAATACAACTGAATGAAGTTGCGGCATCTATACTAGACATAGAGTCTAATACAAAACGCTCAATCAGTAGTCAAAGAAGACATAACGATGAAATACGAAACGGGGCTAACGCCGCGGCGGGTCTTGCAGGAAAAATCAAAAGTGTTGTCGCCATGTATGCTGGGGCTCAAGGTACCAAAGGTTTGCTAAGTTTGGCAGATACCATGACCACAACAAAAGCGCGTCTTGACCTTATGAATGATGGTTTGCAAAAAACAGAAGAGCTACAAAACAAAATTATGGAGTCTGCTAATAGGTCTCGGGCTTCTTATCAAACCACTGCGGACGCTGTTTCTAAAATGGGTATTATGGCAGCTGATGCTTTTAACAGTAACGAAGAAATCATACAGTTTACAGAACTGCTCAACAAACAGTTTACCATTGCGGGAACTTCTGCAGAAGGGATAGACGCCGCCATGTTACAGTTAACACAAGCTATGGGATCTGGTGTACTTCGCGGTGAAGAGTTTAACGCCGTATTTGAGCAGGCACCAACTATCATGCAAACTATTGCTGATCACATGGGTGTTCCCATTGGAAAACTGAGAGAAATGGCATCCAACGGTCAAATAACCGCAGAAATTGTAAAAAATGCTATGCTTTCCAGTGCAGGCCGTATTAATGAAAAGTTCAATTCTATGCCTATGACATTTACTCAGGTATGGGAGCTTGCAAAAAATGCGATTCTTAACGCATTTATGCCTGTAATTTCATTTATCGGGCAAATGGCGCAATTTATATACGACAACTGGTCTATAATAGGCCCTATTTTTTACGGTTTAGCGACTGCTGTACTAGTTTATGCCGCGGCTTTAGGTATCCAAACAATAGCGACAAAACTTGTAGATTTAGCTACACAAGGTTTTTTCAAAACGTTACTGACAAATCCGTTGTTTTGGGTAGCTATAGCAATCGGCGTTGTTATAGCTGCGCTGATTTGGTGGGTAAAAGCTTGCGGTGGCATTAAAGCAGCATGGCTTACTATGTGCAACTGGGTTCTAATGGCTTGGGACTGGGTAAAAATCGGTGTAATGACTGGTGCTTACTATATCATGGATTTGTGGGATCAGCTAGTAAAATCCACAATGTGGCTAGGGATGCAAATCCAAAACATCTGTGGAGACATGAAAGCTGGCACGCTTAAAATTATTCAAGACATGTGTAATGGTGCCATAGATATTATCAATGCTTTTATAGCAGCTCTTAACTGGATACCTGGTGTAAGCATTGAGTTCATCGACCATGTGACTTTCGGAACAACTGCACAGCTGGAAAATGACGCTGCAAAGCAAGCAAGAGAAGCTGACTATGCAGATTATGAAGCGGATATCGCTAAAGCCTCTCAAGACCGATGGAATCAAATTGACCAGTGGAAATCAGAAGCGTTAGCTAACCAACAAATGCGAGAGGCTGAGATTGCTGCCGCGCGCGAGGAAGCGAATAGGCCTGCGGATGATCCAATGCAGGGAATAGCTAATCAGATTGGGCAAATGTCAGGACAAGGAACATCGCCTTACAGTGATACTCTAGGAGGTATCGCAGCAGATACCGGTAACATAGCGAATAGCACATCTGGGATTGCAGATAGCTTAGATATCACACAAGAAGACTTGCAGTACTTGCGCGACTTAGCAGAGCAGGAAGTGATCAACCGTTTTACAACTGCAGAAATAAAAATCGATATGACAAACAACAATAACATTAACTCCAGTACGGATATTGATGGTATTGTAGATGCCTTGACTACCAAAGTGCAAGAAGCATTGGTTTCCACAGCAGAGGGGGTTCATTAATGGCGTATCACATATATTTAGGCGATACGGAGCTACCCATACCGCCTGAAAAGATAGATTTAAAAATTTCGGGGAATAACAAAACGTTAACGCTGATTAATAATGGAGAAATTAATGTATTAAAAACACCGGGATTATCTGAGTTAAGTTTTGAGCTACTATTGCCACAGGTACAATACCCATTTGCATATTATCCGAATGGCTTTCAAAAAGCGCAGTACTATCTGGATATTCTGGAAAAATACATGGTAGAACGTACACCGTTTCAATTTATTGTATCTCGAGTAATGCCAAATGGAATCCCTCTGTATGACACAAATTTGAAAGTGTCGTTGGAAAAATATGATATAAAAGAGGATGTAAAAAATGGTTTTGATATTGTTGTATCAGTAACATTAAAACAGTACCGAGACTATGCGACTAAAGTGATCGAAGTTGTAGAAAATGAAACGGCTCATATCAGCAATGACCGTGCTGGTGTACCATCCTATCAAAGCTATACGGTAGTGCCGGGTGATACACTGTGGGATATTGCGCAACGTTGCTTAGGAAACGGTACTCGTTGGAAAGAAATATACGACTTAAATGTAGATGTTATAGAATCTACAGCACGCAGTCGTGGACTTGGCAGTTCTAGCACCGGGCATTGGATTTTTCCGGGTACCGTTTTAAATATTCCATAATAAGGAGGGTGTAACATGAGTGAATATGTTTGGCCGTGTCCTAATTATACAATGGTATCTTCTCCTTTTGGCTATCGTAACGGAGTGTTTACTCCGGGAGCGGAGTTTCATAAAGGTGTGGATCTAGCTGCGGCTACCGGTGCCCCAATTCTTGCTACAAAAGCAGGTACAGTTTTAACTGCGGGTTGGTCGAATTCGTTTGGTAATTGGGTTCATCTTGACCACGGTGACGGTGTTACCTCTCGATATGGACATGCAAGTAGTTTGCTGGTATCGGCAGGTCAAACTGTTAGTGCAGGTCAGAAAATAGCAACAGTTGGGTCAACAGGGTGGTCAACAGGTCCGCATTTGCATTTTGAGATTATTGTTAACGGTTCTGTACAAAATCCCCTCGATTTCGTTAGTGATAAGGACACCACACCTACCTCAAAGCCATCCGACTCTAGTAACAATCAGCACACTTGGGAATCTCCAAAGGTAGATATGCTTGAATATCTGGGAGCTTTATCTCATCTAGAAATGTCAAGTGTAACAGTCGATTTTAATAAGGTCACAAAAAAAGAAATAGAGGATATAGATGTACAATTATATATCCAAAACGGAAATACAATATATGAACCTATTGTTCTAGATGAAATTAGTTGGACGACAGAATGGAAAGGTTCTCCTGGTCAATTGCAATTTAGCATAAAAGCTGATAGCGAAGTAAAATTTGCAGAAGGTAATGCGGTGAGACTTACCGTAGACGGAGTAAATCTGTTCTACGGATTTATTTTTACCCAAAAGAGAGATAAAGAGGGAACCATTGAAATTACAGCTTTTGACCAACTAAGATACTTAAAAAACAAAGATTCATATATTTACACAAATAAAACCGCAGGACAACTTGTCCAAATGATAGCAAAAGATTTCAATTTACAGTGCGGTGATATTGCAGATACAGGTTTTATAATTGAGTCACGGATTGAAGATAACTCTACTCTTTTTGATACGATTCAAAATGCGTTAGACCTTACGCTAATCAGTAAGAAAAAATTGTATGTTCTTTATGATGATTTTGGTAAACTTACGCTGAAAAACATTGAGGATATGAGACTTGATATTTTAGTAGATAATGAAACGGCTGAAAATTATAGTTATACTACGACAATTGACTCTGATACATACAACAAAATAAAACTTGCGTATGATAACGACGACACGGGAACACGTGAAGTGTATATTGCTCAAGACACAGGAAACATCAATGAGTGGGGTGTTTTACAGTATCATGAGAAACTGCAAAAAGGGGAAAATGGTGCAGAAAAAGCGAATGCCTATCTCGAGTTATACAATAAGAAAAAACGAAACTTAAAAATTGATGGTGTGTTAGGTGATAAACGTGTACGCGCTGGCTCCAGCATAGCGGTTCTTTTAGATCTGGGGGATATTGTTGTACAAAATTACATGGTTGTACAGCACGTAAAACATACGTTTACAAACCATCAACACCTAATGGACTTAACTTTAATGGGAGGTGATTTTGTTGTCTAGTAATCAACTGCTGCAAACAGTAAAGATGGCAGCAATAGAAGCGGTAGAGGCTACAAAGCCTTGTGCAGTGGTATATGGAAAAGTAAAAACGAAATCTCCGTTGACAATTAATGTAGACCAAAAGTTAAATCTTACCAGTACTTTTCTAGTAGTTACCGACTCCGCAAAAGATAACATAAATGCTGGTGATACTGTAGCGATGATACGCATACAAGGCGGACAACAATATCTTGTCTTAGATAAGGTGGTGCCTTTATGACTCCTAATGTAGGAAATCAATTAAAAGCAGACTGGACGATTCAAACACAGCCTAGCAAAACATATAGGTTAAATGTAGACACCCAAACCATAGTAGGCTTTTGTGATGATAGAAAGGCGATTGAACAAGCTATTTATTTAATTTTAAATACAGAGCGCTTCGAGTGGGTTATATACAGTTGGAACTATGGTTCAGAACTACAAGGATTATTTGGTAAACCTATACCATATGTGGTATCTGAGATACAGCGTCGCATCAAAGAAGCTTTATTGCAAGACGATAGAATAAATGGTATTGAGAATTTTATTGTAACCCGCAACGGAAATAAATTGCTTGTATCATTTGATGTATCCACAATAAAAGGAGTTATTTCCGTCAGCAAGGAGGTGGTTGTTTAATGTATGAATCTCAAACGTTTGATGTACTATTAAAACGAATGCTGGATAAAATTCCAAATAGTTTAGATAAACGTGAAGGCTCTATTATCTATGATGCATTGGCTCCTGCTGCAAATGAACTTCAAAATGCATATATTAATCTTGATATTATGATAAATGAAGCGTATGCAGACACAGCGTCTAGGTACTATTTAATTAAAAGAGCTGCAGAGAGAGGGTTACTTCCTTATTCTGCAACAAAGGCAATCGTAAAAGGTGAGTTCAACATGAACGTGCCAATTGGGGCGAGATTTTCTCTGGAAGATTTAAACTATATCGTTCGAGAAAAAATCAGCGAACATGTTTTTAAGTTAGAGTGTGAGCAGGAAGGGGTAAAACCAAACAGTTATTTAGGAACGCTAATTCCTATCGAGTATATTGAAGGTTTAACCAAAGCAGAAATTACGGAACTGCTCATCCCCGGCGAAGATGAAGAGGACACAGAACACTTTAGACAAAGATATTTTGACAGTCTGGACAGTCAGGCATTTGGCGGAAATCAGAGAGACTACAAAGAGAAAACCGAAGCCATTCCAGGCGTGGGTTCTGTAAAGGTGTATCCTGTCTGGAAAGGGGGCGGAACTGTAAAACTGGTTATTACCAACAGTGAAAACAAAAAGCCTTCTCCCACTTTGGTGGAACAGGTGCAAACTGCCATTGACCCAGTGCAAAATCAGGGGCAAGGTTTGGGTATTGCTCCCATCGGGCATGTGGTAACTGTTCAAGGTGTCACAGAAACTGCTGTAAACATTACAACAAAAATTACATATCAAGATGATTGGAACTGGTCCGCAATTGAAGGGTACGTTAACAGTACGATAGATGCTTATTTTTCGCAATTAAACGCGAACTGGGCAGACAATGAAAACATCGTTGTTCGTATCAGCCAGATAGAGTCCGCTTTACTTGGAGTGACAGGTGTGCTTGATATCACAGGCACAACGCTGAACGGTGCGGAACAAAACCTTGTAATAGATGCAGATAGCATACCCAAAAGGGGGACTGTCAGTGCAAGCTAAACAAATTGATATGATGCGCAAAGTGCCCGATGTCCTAAAAGATGTCAGAGAAATCAAAGCACTGATGCATACGGAAAACAGCGAGATGAATCTGCTCAGCACCGCATTGGCGTTGTATCTGAACAACACGTTTGTGGATTCGGCAGACGAGTACGGTATTGGTCGTTGGGAATCCATATTGCACATTCTGCCAAAGCTGACCGACACTCTTGACGAAAGACGATTTCGCGTATTGTCCAGAATCAACGAGCAGCTTCCCTTTACATTACGTTCGTTGGAGCAACAGCTTTCCACCTTATGCGGACCTGAGGGTTATACGGTTGAGCTGTTCCACGAACAATATTTACTTAAAGTTCGAGTGGAGCTGACGGCAAAATCAAAATTGGAGGACGTACGTGCTTTGCTCAATCGTATTGTACCTGCCAACATGGTGATTGATTTGGATTTATTGTACAATCAGCACAGCGATTTTGACGGATTGACACATGAAGAACTGTCTGTTTATACACATCAACAACTGAGAGATGAGGTGATTAATCATGGATAATACACCAAACATAAACTTAAAAAAACCAAAGCCGGAGGATTACTATAACATAAAGGATCATAATGACAACTCTGACATTTTGGATACGAAAATTAAAGAGCTGGATGCCGGCAAAATTGGCAAAGATATGATAGGTCAAAACAACGGCGTTGCGGGAGTATCGGCTCGGGGGAAAATTACTCCCATGCCAAGCGCTGCCGATATAGGGGCTGTACCTACTTCCAGAACCATTAATACAAAGCCTTTATCTGCCGATATTATCTTAAAAGCAAGCGATGTGGGCGCAGTGGATGCAACACAGGTAAATGTTCCAAACGGTGTTGCGGGTATCGGTTCCGACGGTAAGCTCCATCAAGTTCCCTCAGCTGAAAAATTAAGCGGCGAGCTTTTTATCATTTCCGCAACGCAGCCTCCCGTACAGGAGGGAAAAATATGGTTGAAACCAATTACTTAGGAGGCGCTTTATGGGCAGCTGGTTAGCAACAACATCTATGGGAAACAGCCCTGTAGTCAATGTTGAAGTATGGAACGACGGAACTTCCAGAAATGGAACTGTTGTCACTGCGCATGTAGCCCTGTGTTTGAAAGCAATTCAAGGGCAAAGTTGGTGGGGTTACGGCGTAAATGTGAGCTGGGGTTGGTATGACGCCGCAGGAAAGTGGGTTCAGGGGCAGGATGTGGTTATGAAGTCCAACTCCGAAACACAATGGGGAGATACTTGGTACTGGGTGAATTTTACTGTTGATACGGGCAATTATGACGCAGGAGCGCTGAATACTTCGTTTTGTATATATTCCAATACGGGAATATGGGGAACTGCGTGTTCACCGCAGTTTGGATATGATTCGGGATATGTAGCTCCCTTGCGAGGAAATGTAACTGTGGAGATTCCTCCTCCCAACACAGACGTTTGGTTTGAATCTATAAATATCAATTGGGACTCTTTCAACGGGGGAACTTCTGGGATTGACCACTACGATATTTTTAAGAAAGAGGGGGACACATGGAACGGCACTTACGAGTCTCCTTCCTGCATCGGGCAAGTGTGGTCTTCGGGCAATCACGGCACGTTCCGATGGAACGGTTTGCCACATTTTCCTATGTATTACTTAAAAAATGTAAAAACAGGAAAATATTTAGATGTAGTGGATGGCATATTCCAAAATGACCAACGCGTTCAAACCTATCCGTTTAACGGATTACAAGCGCAACGTTGGGGGTTTGAGTCCATTCCCAATATGGAAAACGGATATTACTTACATCCGGACTGTACGTATAATGCTATGATTCATACAGTAAATGCTGCAACTACAAGTGGTACAGAATTATGTTTATGGACATATACCGGAGAACCTACAACTCAATGGTTAATCGAGCCAACCGGAGATCCCGATGATTCGGTATACATAAGACTTGCAGCTAATACAGAACAGGTGATAGATGCTAATGTTGATACCGGTGGCATAACCATTTGGGAATTTTATGCTCAAGATAATCAAAAATGGATACTGGAAGATGCTTCCGACGCTTGGCGTGGCAGGTGGTTTCAATTTAACGTAGTGGCGGTTGCAAATGACGGAAATAAATCAGACCAAAGCACTTTTATAGGCTCATGGCGTAAAAATCAGCGTCCCACACCTGCATTGAATCCGTCAGCAACGCCAAATCCTGTTAATTTTGGGAAACCTATCAGCTTTACTTGGGATGACAGCACAGATGGTGATCTTAGAGCAAACAATAAGTATGAGATAGAGTTAGAACGCAGCAGAAATGGCGGTAATTATGTAAAAGTAGGTGACTCTTTGTACAGCAATACCAACTCAATTTCCAACTATACAGGCTACATAAGTTATGCTATGCCGGGTGATCTGTTTCGATTTCGTGTCAGAGCATATGACTTTTTTGACATCTCTTCTGCCTGGTCCGTATATGGGACATTTGAGATACAAAAGTCAGGTATTAACTACCCAGTGGGAGAACAGTGGAAAGGTCATTATGTGTATGCGGCTGTAAACGGAACATGGACGATGTGTCAGGTATTCACTGTTCAGAAAAACCAATGGGAACAATGTATAATGCAATAAAGAAAAGAGGAGTAAACATGCAACTATCAGTAATCGATGTAAGTGAACATCAAGGAAACATTAACTGGGAAAAAGTAAAAAATGCAGGTGTAGTCGGTGCCATGATACGTACTGGTTATGGCGTAAGCTCTCCAAACCAGGTAGACAAGCAGTTTTATAATAATCTATCTGGCTGCAAAATCGTTGGTATGCCTTATGGATTTTATCATTATTCCTACGCTATGGATGTAGCAGGTGCGGAGCAGGAAGCAGACTTTTGTCTAGAGCTTATCGCAGGAACTGCGCCGCAATACCCTGTAGCATTTGACATGGAAGAAAACAGTCAAGCGGCATTAGGTAAAGCGGTATGTACCGATATGGCAATCGCTTTTTGCAACAAAATCCGTGCAGCAGGTTATCAACCTATGCTATATACAAACCTAAATTGGGCAACCAATTATATTGATATGGCACGCATTGACGCGGCAGGCATAGACGTATGGTTAGCACAATACAACACACAGTGCGACTACAAAGGTGCGTATACCATGTGGCAGTATTCATCTAAAGAGGTCATTGACGGTATTACAGCCAACACCGCAGACATGAACTGGTGCTATAAGGATTACACCAACGGAGCCGCTCCCACACCTACACCACAACCGGAACCAAGTTATGACACATATACAGTTATGGCAGGGGATACATTAAGCGGTATTGCTGCAAAGTTTGGTACTACTTATCAAGAACTGGCAGCAATTAACGGCATTGCAGACCCGAATGTAATTCATGTAGGTCAAATTATCAAGCTCAAAAGAGATACAGCAAGCACACCACAAAGCGGTGACACCTACACAGTACAAGCAGGAGATACATTAAGTGATATTGCTGCAAAGTACGGTACTACCTATCAAGAACTGGCTGCTTTAAATGGTATCGCAGACCCTAACATCATCCATGTAGGACAAGTCTTGAAAGTCACAGGCAGTGCGGGCGGTCGTACTTACACAGTGCAGTCCGGTGACAATCTTTGGGATATCGCACAAAGTCAGTTGGGAGATGGTGCGCGTTTTAGAGAGATTATCGCTATCAACGGACTTTTATCCGATACTATCTATCCGGGTCAAGTGCTACAGCTGCCATAGTCGGAGGTAGCTATGAGCGTGAATTTAGATATTATTTTATACATATGCGGGGTTATAACCTCGACATCAGCGGCGGTCGCTATCGTCATCAAGCTGATAAATAAAAAGATAACAAAAACCATTGAAAATAACAAAATGTTCAAAAATGTCAATGCCGCTTTGGTATCACAGATACGTTATCAGATAGATACCGCTTTAAGACGGGCGAAAGCAGAAGGACATGTAAGTAACTACTCGATGTCCGCTTTAGAATCTTTATTTGAAGTCTATAAGGCTATGGGCGGCAACGGCTTTGTTGAAAGTGAAATGGAAGAGATAAGAAAGATAAATCAAAATGGAGGGGATTAGCATGGACTTTACAGAATATATTAAGCCAGAATTATTAATATTAGTTCCGGTTTTATATGTCATCGGTATGGCTATCAAGAAAACATCTCTTATCGCAGATAAGCTAATACCTCTTGCAGTAGGTGCAGCAGGTATTCTACTATCCATCATCTATGTACTGGCTACCAGTGACCTAGGTAGTCCGCAAGCTGTAGCTATGGCAATCTTTACAGCACTGACACAAGGTGTACTGGTAAGCGGTGCAAGTGTGTATGCAAATCAAATTTTTAAGCAGTTTAAAGGTGATAGCTCAAAAGATAGTGGTACAGACACAGAGCAAAAATAAGTAAAAAAGAAGCCCTTCCTTACATAATATAAGGGAGGACTTTTTTATTTTTACAAATTATTTTTTAAAAAGTTTCCTTGTTTAGGGAAATTTTTGCTATATTTTTACGGTATAGTGT